GTACTATGCCCTCTGCTGTAGCGCGCCGAGATAATTCTCCGATTTTGTCAAGATAAAACGAAAAAAGCCCATCCCACACAATGAGACGATCAACTCTAAATACAGACTGAAAAGCGATGTACGTTATAGATGGAAGATCGCCTCGGCTGAACTAACTAATCCAACGTCACGACCCATCGTCCTCCCTTATCTTCAATTTCGTACGTGTATGAAAACCTATTACAAACCGCAACGAAGCCTCTTGAAAAGACCATTGGCCGCAGAGCGCTAAGAGAATCACATTTATAGCCATAGAGCCGAATGAGATTCGCCACTTCCTCGTATAGCTGCGGGTTGTTCTCAAAATCCTTACTAATAACGGCGTCATTCTCGACTGGAATGGCGAAGGATGGCGCGCTTAATAGCCCAACAAGCAACCACTTTACTTTCATGTTATTTCCTTTTTACATGCTATTTACTAAGCAAAATGATACCACCATAAGCATCAAGTTACACAGTGCGTTTATCAGGTTTTATCTGAAAATCGGATATCTCGCTCATACGTTAAAATGAAACATGCTCGCGCCTTTTGAAGCAATAAAACCTAATCTTCTGCATCTGAATTAAGGCGTGAAAAGTACACGGCCATCTCGTCATCAGATTGAATCGATAGACCAAGTTCTCTGTCGAGTTCCAAGAAAAGCACAATATCAGCCAAATGCGAGTAAGTTAGGTTGAACCATTCGCCTCTCACTCTTCTAGACTGGTAGTTTTTGTGAAGAAATGTCTCTAGGTAACTGATTTCTTTTCCTAAAAAGTCGTCTAGATCGGCCTCGAACCAAACAACATACTTTAATGTATACGGGCATCCTGTCTGATGCTCAGTCAGACGCTTTTCAAGATTGTTAGTAATTCCGATTTTGTAGAGTTCACTCTCGCCGCATCGGACGATGTAAAGATAGCGAGGAGCTTTATTCTCAACAATATAGTTTTTGTATTTTGCATACGCGTCGTGGCGCTGCTTTTCAGTTGAAGCGCTGTAGTCAAATAGCTTGGCAACTTTCTCAGCGTCTTTACGTGTAAAGCGAATAGACGGATACATTTTCATATTCTTGCTATGCCTTATAAATAGATGAGGGCTTTTGACTATGCCAAAAGCCCTCATCGACTTCATCAACAAGAGTTTGTTTTTATCTCACTCAGTTAGCCTTTGATCGCATGGAAATTGGTCCACCGTTATCAAAGTCATTGTAGACGGCTTGAAGTGAGCGATTGACCGCTTGATCTATTACAACCTCGATGTTGATTTCTCCACCACTTTCTGAAGCTGAAGTACGCACCCGTTCTTTATCTACACCATGCACATGAACATTAATCGGCTTCTCTCTAGAGCTAGAAGCTGAACCAGCGCTCGATGAAGTCATTGAACTAAACATGGCTTTCATGTCTCTCATCGCGCCAACCATCCATCGGAAGTTATCTGCCTGGTCATTGTTCAATACCATCTCCCCAGCCTTCAGCATCCAAGTACCTTCATTCTCCTTAGGAACTCGATTAATGCCGTTATGTGCCTGACCAGCCAAACCACCATATGCGAGCGACGTAATCGCACCAACCATTGGTGCGGTTGTAGCAATGGCTGCTTCCATTGCTACAGGCGCTGCTAAAGGGCCATAAATCGGGATTGCTGCTGTTGAGGTATAAGCATTCAAGCCTGCTTGATACATTGAGACTTGAGCATCGGTGACCACATGCTGCACTTGTTGCATCCGAGCTTGATTTCCTACAAACATCTGAACAGCGTGGTAAGCCAACCATTCTGCGGCCATGCGCCCAAGCGCATTAACCACAGTACGGGCCATGCCTTCTGCGAGTTTAAACATCGCATCACCAAAGCTTTCAGCATCAAACACCATTGATTCAAAGGCATTACCCATACCAGAAGAAAAGCTATTGATCGTGGTCTGTGCTAGGTTGTCGAAATCACCCAAAGCCTTCTCTGCGCTCTCCAAATAGCGCTCCCAATAAGTTTTACTCGATTCTTCTCGCTGGCGAAATATTTCAGCTTCAATTTCTTTTAGGCGCGCCTGGTGATCTGCCTCTGCGATTTGTTGTTGATAGCGATACTCCGATTCAATAGCTGCAAGCTTTTCTTTGTTGCCACCTGCTGCATCAACAGCCTTTTGGTGTAGCTCTTCAAGATTTTTTAATCGAGCATTGTAAGCATACTTCTCTTGAATGGTTGCTCGATTCTCCATCGCTGCCTCTAGCGCTAAACGCTTCAGCCAGGCATTTTCCATTTCATCGGTTTGTGCATAAAACTCATCCAGCGCTTTAGTGTCTTTCTGCTCGGTTTTGGTTACCTTTTTATTGTCCAAGGTTTGCGCTTGCAACAATAACTGCTCTTTGAGTTGGTCATTAATACCTTGCAGTGAACCTTTTTCGATCTCGTAGCGAACCTTAGCAACTTCTGAGGTTTGCCCGTAAAGCGCCGCTTGGCGTGACAATGTTGCTAATAAGCGTTCTCCTGCTTTGGCGGCTTCTTCTTGTTCACTGGTCGGCGAGTTCTTATTCTCAGGAGATGGGCGGCTGCGGACTTCGTAGATCTTATCCTCGATGTCAACAATCTCTTGCTTGAGCGTTTGTTCTGCGGTGCGAAGTTTGGCAAGTTCTACTAAGCGCTTCTGAATGTCTTCAGTACCTTTACGCCTGCTGATAGTCTCGATTTGCAGCTCCACGTTTCTCAGCGCTTTGAGACGCTCTTCAAGACCTTTTGTGAGTCGCTGCTCTTCTAGCTTACTCATTTGACCAAGCAAAGACTCGATGCTTTCGCTAAAGCTATCCGTTTTAGTTTTCGCATCCGAGTTGGTTAAAGCAAAGTAGCTGATTGCACCCGCCGCCATCATGGCAACACCCGCAGGGCCACCAAGTGCTCCCATGAGGGCAGTTCCTGCTCGCATGGTGACATTTAGGCGAGCCTGAGAAGCTGTCAACGCATCCTTAAGCACCTTTTCTCTTGCCTCTGCCGCCGCCAGTGCGTTCGCCGCACCTGTTGCGGCAAAGCGCTGCGCGTTGGTAGCACGCATCACCTCTAAGCGGCGGATCTCAGATTGAATCGACGCTAGCTCAACGACGTTCTTTTGCTGTTCTGCAACGATTTCTTGGCGCGTAGCTGCCACGGCTTGCAGTTTAGCCACAGTCAATGCGCCAACCGATGCCGCACCTCGTCCCATTGCAGCGAACAGGGCAACACCAACCAGATCGGTAATCAGCTCAGCGTTATCACCAAACACCTTAAGAACGGAAGTGCTGGCTGATACCGAGTCTGAAAAAACGTTGGAGATGGGTTTTTCAAATGCCAAGACCATGTCTTGATAAGCGCGAGAAAAGACGTTTTCTTGCGCACGAACGTTGTCTACGGTACGCGCGGCTGCACCGTCATATTTTGCCAGCGCCTTAACCAAAAGCTCACCAAACAACTCGCTGGTCATCTTTCCTGAGTTGACCATGTTTCGTAAGCCGCCAACGGTCGTATCCGCAGATTCGGCAAGCTTGATCAGCAAATCTGGCATAGGCTCGGTAACTTGGTTGAACTCTTCAGCCCGTACCGTGCCAGAAGCCATTGCCTGTTGCAGTCCGTACATGGTGTTGCTGAGCTGCTCATTGGTTGCGCCGTTTGCACTCGCTGCGTTAC